CCACATACAGATTCTGCAAAATGTGTGCATAGTTCTGATTTTCAGTGTAGCCAATAAGTTCATAAGTGTCGACCAAATCTTGTTGTTCATTTTCTCCTTTTAAATAGTTGGTAATATCGGCTATTAAAATATTGAAAGTAAATTGTTCGGTTACATCGGTCAACGATGCATTTTGCATTGTTACGTGCAATAGTGGGTACACGGTTACGGCTTTCAATGAATGTTCATCCAATGTGCCGTGGGAATAATTCCACCCAAGTTCATCTGCTATCTCACGGAATATCTGAAATGCCGTGCCTACGTGATTATTGTTCATCGGTTATATGCTTTTTGGATTGCTTTTTTCTCAAGTTCTGCCATATCGGTTTTGTAACAACCCCAAAGGAGGGTTTTGTGAATGGGGTATTCCGTAACAATGTCAACTCTTGTAATATCTCCATCACATACCCAGTGGATAAAACTAAACCATCCCCATTTATTGGAGATGCCATACTCATCGCTTGTACCTTCGGATTCTCCTCCAAGAATTTCAGGGTACAATTCAACAAGTCGATTCCTAAAGTCCAAAAAAAAACCATTGCACCATAGGCGATGCCACTCGGGATTAATCTAAACTCCTCGTTTATCTTCCCTTTGTAGGGTTCAATGTCGTATCTACCTTTCTGCCCCTCTATGGTAATGGGGCGATACAACACGGACAATACACGATACAATTCGTTGTTTTTGTAATAGTTTTCAATGTCTACGAACGATCCCGTACTTAATTCATCCAAATTAGGCACAAACCCATATTTAACCCCATTCAATTCAAACTTGTGTTCAAACTTGGGCTTTTCATCCAATGCCTTTTTGATTAAATCCACGGTTCGGCTTAATACCTCGTATGGAATTTGGGTTACCTCTTTAACAGAAATATTGCAAAATATACTAACCGCTTGGATGGCTTTTTCGTGGTCATCCAATTCGGGGTTCAATTGCTGATACTCCAACATTTGTTGTAATGGAATATCATTCAATGACGATGGCACTATAAGTGTTTTGTTCATTCTATTATAAAACGATTGATTTTGTGTTTGTAATTAACGGATATCATAATTTCCGTATGCCTTGCGTAATCCAAGTGTTTCCATCTCATGATACCTTACCGCATCAATGATGTGGTCTGTGCCAATGGGTATGGGTAGTGTTTTACCATCCTTACCTTTGTGCCAACAATACCCACGCAATTCTTTTATCAAATTGGTGGAATCCTTTGTAACCAAATACTCTTGTCCTTGCATTATCTGAATACCAAAGTTAATGGAATCTTTGCCCTTGGTTACTGGCTTAATAGGTACACCGAAACGCCTAATTTCCTCAATTGACTTCGGTTCTGCACTATCCGCATAGATGGGTACATTCTTGGGCAATACCTTTGCGATGTCGCTATTTATCATGCCCGTCCGATAACACACTTCATGCAAAATACGTTGGTTGTTGTATTGATACACTTCCACAATTGCCGTGGGGTCTACTGAATAACCAAAGTCCAATCCGCACCCAATTAATCGTGCTTCCTTGGGTATGGTATCAATTTGTTTCCAGTTGCTAAATATAACGCCCTCTAAGTTACCAATTTGCCCCAACCCATATACTGCCCACCAATTACGCCAATAGTCGCTTGTTTCGGCTTTATCACGTGCCTTTTCTATTTCCTTAACGATGGATGCGTCCAATGCCTCATTATCCTTGTAGGTTAATACTACCATCTCGGAATCGGGGTCGTTAATCAATTCCGTATCCACCCAAAATTCAGTAACTGGGTTGTAATCAAGATAGATAAATTTTCGGGTACGAATCGCCATTTGGTAGTACGATTCCCATTCTATGTTATTGCACTCATTAACGAATAACACATCACGCCTTGCACCCCTTAATTTGTCGGGTTGATCGGCACTAAAAAACTCAATGAATGAATCGTTGTTAAATGTATAGGTAAGGGATGATTTATTCCATTTGTTATCATCGTACATGCCTACCATCTGCATAATTTTAAGGAAATCACGAATAGCACCCCTACGCAAATGAGGGATGGATTCCGCCACAATACTTATCTCCGTGCTTGGTTTCTGCACGGCATAGGTAATAAGCATTGGAATAATTGAGAATGTTTTTGAACCATCACCCCCACCACCGAAGCAATGGGGGTTAAACCGAGGAAGATGTACCACCGCGAACGATGCGGACACGCTTCCTCAATTTTGCTATTTTAATTTGTGCAGTTGTTTGTTGTAGCATTATAATTCTTTTACCAATCTATCCAAATACCATTGGGCTTTCTTTAAATCCTCAACGCCATTCTTTTTGTCATAACGCCATGTATATTTCATCACATTACCCCTAAGATATCCAATGTATTGTTCGTGGGACATGGATGCTTTAATCGCATCAATACACTCAATATCTGATTTATAATGATTCGGGTTTATCTTGTCCATCTACTTCCAAATCAATGCCGTTAAATATGGGTTGCTCTTGTACTTGTTCAATGGTTTGTTTGGGCAATCCATATCCAGAATCCATCAATTGTTTATACGCATTTACATCGCCTCCACGGGCTTTTTTTATCAATGCCAATGTCATGATATCCTCTTGGGTTAGTCGTTCCAATTCGCCTGTAATTGGGTTTTTGGAATCCTGCATCGCCTCTAACCACTTACGGGCTATTGTACTACGGTTCTTGCTGCCCTTGGGTCTGCCGTTGGGGTTGGCGTTGTTTCCTGGGGGAAATGGGGTTAAATTTTCGGGGTTTGGCATAGTTCACGATTTTTTCACGATTAAAGTTTTTCAATTTCTTGTTTTACATCAATCCAATAATTAATTAAATCTAAAAGTATATTCCCACGAACATCAACATCCCTAATGTCTTGGCTTAATGTCTGTATTGTAAAATCAACTGATGTGATTGCACATTGCTTGGCTTGTTCTGTGTTACAAATAAAACCATCCTCATCAACTCTTTCCGCTATCGCAGTACCGAACAATTGAAATAGTTGTAACGCTTTTTCTTTTGGTGTCATATCAGTTTAATTTTTTTAACAAAGTTTCTAATCCATGTTGGTTAATGTAATCATACCCATTAGCCCCCATAGGCATTACATTCGGGCATGGGGTATATACCTCCAACATTCTATTTACTTTTAAGCCTTCCGCAATGGCAAAGGTTGAGGATTGATTCCCAATAAACAACTTACACGAATTAAGTAGGGTTGCCATCTGTAATGCGTTTTGTATCATGATGCGTTCGGGTTGTAAATAATATCTTTGGCAAAAATTATCGTATTCATGATCCAATCCCACAAATACAATATGGTAATTGCCTAATACCCGATAATCAACTTTGGGGTTTCTGTATCTATCCGTTAAATTAATAACGATAACATCCTTGTATTGTTTATCCTTTGGGGCTTGTATGCATGGGGCAGATAAATCGTGTTGTAATTCGGGATAGACATATCCATGGTTTCTCTTTAAATCCCCAGCGGCTAAATTCAAACCCAATCTTCTGAATTGGTCAAAATTGTAATCCACCAAATGATAGTCATGTTTTTGAACCTTGGAAATGTAAGATTGATATTCCAACAATGGTTTGATGTAGTTGTAAGTGTTATCGTTTATACAGAACTTTCCACTTGGATGGTTGGGCGTTCCCGATACCTCATTGAATCCCACGTTAAAGACCACCTTTGCATTGTTTACCTCGGATGCACGTTTAACCCACGGCATTGAGTAAAGCAAATCCCCTAAATGCCCCGACTGCAAAACTCGGATGGTTTTGGATGGGGTATATTCATCATCGGCAATGGTTGCCCGTTCAATCTGTAATTGCTTTGATTCTGGTTTCATTGATAGTATGCAAATTATGGTGTTTAAGGCAATAATCGTAATTGTGTTGCCCTAATTCTTTAAGTAGTGGTTTGTTGTTTAAATATTCATTCATTACACTCCAATCGTTGTTTTTTATGAATATCACCCCTTTATTATCATGATGGTTGGTGTATGGGTCAACATCCGATACGAAGATGGGTAATTTGTAAGCGGCTGCCTCCACAATCTTCAATTCGGATTTGTATTTATTGAATTGGTCTTTTTCCAATGGGGCAATAGCAACGTCCATAAATGAATAATACTTACCATAGTTCAATACATTTACCCCCTCACCTATATAGAACCACGTAGGGCGTTCCGTTTTGGTTTGGGTAACATAATACTCCATCTGCATTGATATTGGATGCATGGGGGCATATCCCGCTAATAAAAAATTGGCATTGTTCTGGGTGCA